GAATCCCGACGACGCCTACCGCGTATTGTATGTCGGGATTACCCGCGCCAAAGAAAACCTGATCCTCAAGATGGCCGAGGATTCGCAACGAGGCTGGAGCGTCTGATGCCACATCGCGTTCTCACCGAGGCGTTCGAGTTGGTCAGCACCGACCGCGCCGCCGTTCACGGGGAGCCAAAGGCAAACCACGAGAACATCGCCCGCCTGTGGGACGCCTACCTCCATAACGTGGACCACGTAACCGCCCACGATGTCGCAAACATGATGGAGCTTCTGAAAGTGGCGAGAAGGAAGTCAGGCACTATTAATATAGACGACTATATAGACGGGGCCGGATATGCCGCCGTGGCATTTGAATGTATCAAGGAATGAAGACCGTTCTTAAAAAGCCAAGCTTCAGCGTCAAGACCGAATGGGTTCCGGTCGAGACGCTGCCTGTGACGCCGAGCGGCGTCAAGGAAATCGCTATAGATCTGGAGACCCGCGATCCACGGCTCAAGAGCCATGGGCCAGGATGGGCCACGGGACACGGCGAGGTGGTTGGGATCGCCATCGCCTACGAGGGCTGCAATATATATGTCCCAATTGCCCATGCCAGCGGCAACCTCGACCGGCGCATAGTTTTGAACTGGTTCAAGAAGGAGATCGCCGCCCATCCCGCCGACAAGATCTTTTTCAACGCCGCCTACGATGCAGGCTGGCTGCGCCGAACCGGCATCGAACTGGAAGGACGCATCCTCGACGTGATGCTCGCCGCACCTATACTTAACGAGAACCGCCCCAGCTTCTCCCTCAACAACGTCGCCTACGACTACCTTGGAGAGATGAAGTCCGAGGCGGCATTGCGCGAGGCGGCACAGGAATTCGGCGTCGATCCAAAAGCGGAACTCTACAAGCTCCCGGCTACGTTCGTCGGGGAGTACGCCGAAGCCGATGCAAGGCTCACGCTTCAGTTATGGCAAATTTTCAAGGCCGAATTGACCAAGGAAGACCTGTGGCAGATCTTCGAACTTGAAATGGAGGTGCTGCCGATTGTCATAGAGATGACGTGGCGGGGGGTCCGCGTCAATCTCCACGCCGCCGAGGCGTGCAAGGTCGAGTGGCAGAAGCTCGTCAAGAAAACCCTGTCCAAGATCAAAAAGGAAACGGGTGTCGAGGTAGAAGTCTGGGCCGCTGCTTCGGTTTCAAAGGTCTTCGATCATCTGGGGTTGGACTACGGGCGCACTCCAACCGGGCTTCCCAGCTTCACCAAGAATTTCCTTTCCGAGCACGAGCACCCCCTGGTCAAACAAATCGCGACGGCGCGCGAATACGACAAGATGGGTAACACGTTTATTGCCAGTATTTTCCGCCATACGGAAGGTGAAAGAATCCACGGTCACATCAACCAGCTAAGATCCGAAGGCGGCGGGACGGTCACCGGGCGCATAAGTTGCTCGCACCCCAACCTCCAACAGATACCGGCACGTAACCCGGAGATGGCGGCGAAGGTGCGGGGGCTGTTCCTCCCCGAACCGGGCGAGCAGTGGTCTTCAATAGATTTTGATCAACAGGAGCCGCGCATACTGGTCCACTTTGCCTCGCTCACGAACCAGGGCCTGACCGGTGCCGCCGAGTTCGTCAAGGCATACCGCGATGACCCTTCTACAGACTTCCATCAGATGGTTGCCGATGTCGCCGGAATCCCGCGCAGGCAGGCCAAGACGCTGAATCTCGGGATCATGTACGGGATGGGCCAGACCAAGATGGCGACCCAGCTAGACATCTCCATAGACGAGGCCAGACGCCTCCTGCGCCAGTACCATGAGGACGTGCCATTCGTGAAAGAGTTGATGGACGTGTCTCAACGGCACACGGCCCACCCTCTTAAAGGTGGTTCCGTCAGGTCCCTGCTTGGCCGCAAGTGCCGCTTCGATCTCTGGGAGCCGGTCCAGTTCGTCTCGGCACGGGCGCATCCAAAAGAGAAAGCCGTTTTGGAGTATGGCGACAACATCAAACGAGCGTACACGTACCGCTCATTGAACCGATTAATTCAAGCTAGCGCAGCCGATCAGACAAAGGCCGCGATGGTCGCCGTAAACAAGGAGCACGATGCCGTCCCCCTCGTTCAGGTCCACGACGAATTGGCCTTCTCGGTCACCTCCGAGGAAGAGGCTCGCGCACTTTGCAAAACGATGGAAGAGGCGGTCGAATTAAAGGTTCCGACACCGTGCCAGATATCGCTTGGTGACACGTGGGGAGACCTCGTGAAACTTGACGATTAAGGATTTGTCCCTTATATATGCAGAAGAACAGGAGGTCATCATGGACCCCGGACGATGGAAATCAGTTGTGGTGCCAATTGCCACCTACAGGGTGCTTCGTGACATGGCGAAGCGTGAGCACCGAACCATTAGCGGGCAGTTCACCTTCCTCCTCGAAAAGCATCGAGAGAGCGAGACACAAATATACACGGCCCATGGACAACAGGTTGTCAGAGAGGCGGCAGAGAAATGTTAACCCCTCTCGTCGTGGCAATGGCCGCATATGGAGTGATTCTCCTTGTCAGCAAAATTGCCCAGTGGGGAATTTAACGTAATATGTGCCGATCCACCCTGGACGTTCCAGACATGGAGCGCCGAGGGTAAGGGCCGCTCCCCCGAACAACACTACGACTGCATGAGCCTCGCCGATGTCCGGGCGCTTCCCGTTCAAGACATCGCCGCCGAGGATTGCGCCCTGTTTCTGTGGGTGACCGACCCGTTGCTTCCCGAAGCCTTCAAGCTTATCGAGGCCTGGGGTTTCACATATAAAACGGTGGCGTTTTATTGGGCCAAGTTAAACAAGTCCGCCCCACGGCTCCTCTTTGCGGTGCCCGATTTCCACACAGGCATGGGCTACTGGACACGGGCCAATCCCGAACTCTGCCTTCTCGCTACAAAAGGCAAGCCGCAACGCGTTTCAATGTCGGTGCGACGGCTCGTCATCGAGCCACGCCGCGAGCACTCCAGAAAGCCCGACGAGGTGGCAGACCGTATTGTCCATCTCATGGGCGACGTTCCCCGTATCGAGCTGTTTGGCCGCCAGTCTCGCAGAGGCTGGACGACGTGGGGAAACGAGGCCGATAAGTTCGATGGCGGTTGACAGTGACAACGCGCTGCGTCAATATAAGAGTCCTCCCAAGCGACAACGTGGTTGTTGACTCCTGCTACGTTGGCGCTGAAACCTCCTGGCCTCCGAGATCCTTTCTCGGAGGTCCTTTTTTTCTTGACACCTGTGGGACATCTCCCATATATAGGGTGATGCAGAAAGGAGTCAGACTATGATTAATGTAAAAGATGTCGTCGGCGATCTGCAACAGCACCGCTCCGCCCTGGCACGGGAGGTCAAGACCCTCCAATGCCTCCTCGAACCACAGGGCACCGGCAGTTTTCACACCGCCATCTCCGTCTTGGAATGGCGGGTGGGGAAACTTGATGCGGAAATCTTGAGCTGGGGGACACATGATGCGTGATTTCTCACCCACCGAGCTTGTCCGCCTCGAACTCAATTGCCTGAAAGCGGCGTCCAAGGCCCATGATCCGGATTTCAAACGGATCTGGCTGGAACACGCGGCGTCTCTTCGCGCCAAATACGACAAAACAAAGGAGTTGCACTGATGTTTGAGTGGCTGAAACGCAAGAAAATCGAGGGGGAGCCGGTCGCCGATATGAGGATCGACGCTCGCGACCACCAGTGGATACACGACCAGCGGCAGGGAACTCCGAAGGTGCTGCTGAAGTATGCAGGGCTCCAGACGGTGCCGAAATGGTGCCATCCGGGGCAGTCAGGGAAAACGATCATCTGCCCGGAGTGCGGCGACCACGCGCACGTGTACCACTTCGCCTGGACCGCCGTGACCTGTGATTCTTGTGGTGCGGATGTTCCGAAACATGACTGGTACTTGGCGGCTTCAAACGAGGATGGTGAAAAATAACTTGTTGACATCCCGTGATCTCCTATTTATATAGGACATGTTGAGACTTAACACATAGGAGGGGCAAATGCCCACGGCTAAGAAAGAAACCGTCACGATCTCCGTCAGCAAGCTTACCCAAAAGTCTTGCACCTTACGCCTTCTCGGTACGACGCCGCTTTACCAGAACCGCATGTCGGCCAAAGCCAAACAGGAATTCCTCGTTGGCGGCGGAAAAGGCAAATCCAAAGCGGAGCGGGCGCACATCAAGCACGACCCGCTCCAAGAGTTTGTGGATGCCGCCGAGATCATACCGGACGGCCCCACGGCTTTGGGCATGAAGGTCATCGCGGTCAAGGCGGCCATGGCTACCGCCGCCCTCGAAACGGAGGGCGTCTACAAAACCGAAATCCAGCGGCTCCTGTTCATGCCGGGGGACTTGGTGCCTCTTTATGGCACGCCACATCTCAAGATGGACATCGTCCGCCAAGGGGGCATGAACAAGACCCCCGACATCAGGACGCGCCCATACCTTCCCAAGTGGGGAACGGAAATCGAGATGCGCTACATCACCCCCCAGTTAAATCTCACGTCCCTGTTCAACATACTCTGTAATGCGGGCGTGTTGATCGGACTGGGCGACTACCGTCAGGAGAAGGGGAAAGGCAACTTCGGGTCTTTCCGCGTCATCTCCGCCGACGAACAAGACGACGCGTGGGATGACCTCGTCGCACATCACGGCAGGGATGCCCAGCAACGAGCACTGGACAATCCCATGTGCGCCGATGCGGACACGGAAGATCTCATGCAGTTCTTCAACGACGAAGTGATTCGGAGGGAAGCTGCATGAGCGTCAAACTCCTGCGCAAGCAGCGGGCGGAAATCGTAAAGGATTTTTGCCTGCGCCACGGTGGGGTCTACAACCCCCAGACGTTTGTCGAGGAGGTCAGGTCCACGGGGCCTGACCATCCCGCCTTCGACTTTTTCACATGGGACGACACAAAAGCAGCCCGCGAGCATCGCACGTGGCAAGCGCGGATGTTCGTCCAGGGTTTGAAACTGGTGTTCCAAGTGGAGCACCAAACCCCAACGGGCCGAATAAAAATCCAGGAGCGCGACGTGCCCCTGCTTCTGTCGCCCTCGTCCACGAGACAGGACGGGATGGGTTATTATATATTCGATCCTAACGATCCCGACCATCTGGAGGAGCTACGCCGACAGGCCGTCGTTGACCTCAAGGCATGGCTCGTGCGCTACGCCGTCGCGCTCGATACGGCAGGGCTCACGGCCCAGCCCCTTGAACGGATCATCTCGATCCTCGAACCCGCAACCACTGCTCTACAAGCAGCGGAATAGGAGTGTTGGCACGGCAGGCCGGGATTGGCATGTACTGGATTGGTGAGGTCAGGCGCACTGTGGAGCGGCAAGGCAGACACGGTAGGCGAGGACAGGTTAGGTTCGGCGGTGTGCGGGGAGCCACGGCCAAAGGCGATGCGCCGTGGCGACATCTGGCATGGCAGGCGTGTACCGGAGCGATGGAGCAAGCCGAGGCGAGACCGGGCCGGGTTTGTTTTGGCGCGGTTTGATGCGACACGGCAGGCCTGGAAGGCTTCGGCTAGGTGTGCCATGGCCGGGTCTGGAAAGCTTCGGCAGTGTTTGGCATGGTTCGAATTGTTACGTTCTGGAACGGCAGGCGTGTACCGGGCCGGGTTTGTTTTGGCGTGACATGGCGAGGAGTGATGACACAAGGCAGGCGCGACGGATCTTGGCTGGGTCAGGTGCGATGCGTCCCGGACTGATCGGGCATGGCTTGACGCGGACCGGAAACACAACGCAAGGCAGGCCGGGACCGGCCGGGACCGGATTGGCATGGCGCGACGGGTTTTGGTTTGGTCACGCGCGACCCGGAAACACAACGCAGGCTTGGTCCGGCTCGTTTTGGAGTAACTTGGCGGGGTCCGACCTGATCTGGAAAGTCCCGGCCCGGATGGGCAACGCAGGCATGGTCACGCATATTTGGGTGTGACGAGGCAAGGCATGTTCGGCGTGGCGAGGCAGACATGGAAAAGGGGGCGACAAATGGCTAGCGACAGAATCTGCTCACGGTGCGGGGGCGTTGATGAGTTCGTCTACGAGATAAACTGGGAGCCTGTGTTTTATTGCGCCACGTGCGACGTCCAGAGTACCAGTTCTCACGAGCTTTGTGGCCCCGACGAAAAGGCCGTGGACGACGCTGGCGAGTGACATGGAGCTACTCTTCTGGGTTGTCCTGGAAGTGGTTCGGGCTTTGGTTATGTAGCAGATATCCCACTGTCCCACTGTCCCACCTATAGTAGTAATTTTGCTATTTTATTTTTTTCTAAAGCTAGAGTCTAGAGACGGGATATGTGGGATTGGTGGGACGGGTACATAAGTCCCTTATATGTAAAGAGTTTTTCCCTCGAAAACGTCCCACCTCCGGAGGCGCAACATATCGCTTATGGGACACTTTTCCCGTTAGTTCCAGTTGATCGGAGGTCCGGTTCACTGGTAATATCGGGGAAATGATCCCATACGCCTCGGTTAGAGGGTGTTGTTAATGTCAAGCGGTGGGACAGTGGCGGGACAGCGTTGAAACTAAACGGAAAAAGACCTTTTTGGAGGGTAAAATGCCTAATAGCAACCGCCCTGGACCAGACAGTGGTGGGACAGGCAAAAAAGCTCTTACACGCGGCCCAAATCGTAAGTTGACGCGGCGGCAAGAGAAGTTTGTTAAGGAAATTGTGTCGAATGACGGTTTGATCACGATGCGTGAGGCGGCGATACGTGCTGGATACCCTGCGGCGAGTGCGCATACTCGTGCGTATGAACTCACCAACAATAACATTTGTCCCCATGTCGTTTCTGAAATTAAGAGATATCGAGATGAGCTAGACGAGCAATACGGTGTCACATTTAAGCGCCACTTATCAGACCTCCACCGGCTTCGTGAAATTTGTATAAAACAAGGTGCGTTTTCGGCGGCGGTCCAAGCCGAGAAAAATCGCGGCTTGGCTGAGGGTTTGTATGTCTCTAAATCGGAAGTGAGGACCGGCTCCATCGATTCGATGAGCCGCCAACAAGTGGAGGAGGAGCTTGACAGACTTCGAAGCAGTTTTGAACCAATTATCGACATCACGCCCACGGAAATCCACGAACAAGATGCCGAGGGAAGCCCTGAAGAATCGGGAGGCGGGGCTGTGGAGGCTGATCAGCGACGGCTTGAGAACGACGGGCCGGAAGATTGAAGCCACACGTCTCGAAAGCTGGGCGCTCCCTGGATTACCCGATGTACTTTTTTGCGGAGAGTCTGGTCAATTCAGCCTACTTGAGCTTAAAGCCGTTAAAGGACGCGCTGGTCGACTCGATCTCTCGCCCCATCAGTGCGCGTGGCTTAGTCGGCACTCCCATTCTAACAGTTTTATTGTGCTTCGCGACCGTTCTCTGGATATTAGCGTTTTTGCTGCTGCCGATGCTGTTGACCTTCGCTTGGGTGATTTTGCGACCGTATCGGCTTTGGGTGTTTATAAAGAGCCGTATGACTGGGATGAATTTTTTGAGTTGACCTGTCCGTTATAGGAGGGTACAAGGGAATTCCCATAGCAAAGGAGTCAAGGGCATGACATACGACTACGACTTTAAAGGTTCGCGTGAACTCACACCGGTAGAAATTAAGGACTTTACGCTGGAGCAGCTCCGGCTGATTTTTGAAATTCGTGCCGCTGATATCGACGTGTTTATCGGTGTTGGAAATGGGCGTCTGCAGTTGAGCAGCGGAGTTGAGAGTGCTTGCCTCAATGGTGCAATTGTCCAAGTTAACCTTGAAACATCTGTGCTTGATGACGTCATGGAAGACGAGTCATTTCAGCACGCGTTTGGAGAGTCGCAAGAGGACGCCGCGTGATGGGCTGGCTTGAGGATTGGTTAACCGACTTTTTCCAGCGCCTTGCAGAATGGTTTGAACGCCGCCAAAACTGATCCCAGGTTGACTCCCTGGTTCAACTCGCCTCGCTAATCGCGGGGCGTTTTTTTGTTTGACTCGCTGCGTTATGCTATGTTATGGGTTTAATCCTACAACAAGACAAGGAGTCAATTTGATGGTCGATGAATGGAACAGTCTGATGGCCGATGAATGGAACAGTCGTGTGGACGTCCTGTATGTCTACGAGCGTTTACACAATGCGCTTGATTGTGACGATTTGGCACGGAAAATTTCTGAAATGTCGAGTGCAATGGCGCACAAGTTCACAGTCGATACCGGTGTTACCGCAGGAGTGGCGCTGGGTTGGGACACGCAGGCAAGATCAGTCAGGCACGGGGGTGCGTCGTTTACCCTCACAGATAGCGAAATCATTGAATTAGCGGCTAAAACCCACCCGGAAAAAACCAACGAGCTAGCGGCATACCTAGCCGGATGGCGTGACGATGGCCGGTTGTTGGATTTCGATTTAGACACGTGGCGGGAAGGCACGTGGCGGGAAGACGAGGAGTCAAACCATGATCAAAACAATTGACACCTTGCACCGCGCTCTAAAGCGCGGCGACTATTCTGGAGTCGTACTGTACGAAGGCCCGAGTCGAATTGATGGCAAGCCGATTGTCGCGATTGCTTGCCGGATTACTGACGCCAGCAACAACGGCAAAACCGGCGCAATGGTGCAAACGTTTATCATGCGTCGCGATATCGCCCCACATAAGGCCTTAAAAACCGGCGACGATGCGAGCGTATGTGGCGACTGTCCATTAAGGCCGATTCATAAAGGCGCGACGCGCTGCTATGTTCGCGTATATCAGGCCCCATTGTCTGTTTGGAACGCATTCCATCGCGGCAGATATGCCGTTCCCGGCGTCGATTTTGACGTGGCGTTGTTGGCGCAATTGTTCGCCGGTTTGTCATTCCGCATAGGGTCATATGGCGACCCCGCCGCCATTCCCGCCAGCATTTGGAAAACAGCGACTCGTCTTGTAAAGAACCGAACCGGATATACCCACCAATGGCGCAAACGAATTGGCGCGGGATTAAAAGGCCTTTGCATGGCGAGCGCAGACAACGAGCAGGACGTTGCCGACGCTACCGCCAAAGGGTGGCGAACTTTTCGAGTCCGCAAGATCGACGCGCCGGTGCTGGCGAACGAGTCCGTTTGTCCCGCATCTAAGGAAGGCGGACAACGAGTCCAATGCGACACATGCGGCTTATGCCAAGGCGCGACAATTGCCGCGCGCAATGTCGTGATCGCTGACCATGGTTTGATGGATTCGCGCCGTCGCGCCGTTGCTTAATTCTAGGCTTGCATAACAGGAAGCATTCCTATATGTTCCCATATAGCGGCGGGATGGCCCCGCCGCCTAACCTAAAACGGAGTCAAACATGTCAACTTTAATGTACAACAGCGCAACCGATATTAAAGTGGAACGCGATTATCTCGCAAACCTTCAAACACCCGCGCCAATGGGAAAGCGCCATGCGCCGTATCCGTTCCATGCGTTTGCAACCGATACTGTAGACGCGATAGAACGCGCCGGGTATACGATTGAACAAGAAGACTACGCGATTACTAAGGACGAACAACGCATGTTCGGTTTGTTAAATGTGTCGCGTCCCGTTGTGCCAGACGCGCCGACGTTTGGCGTCCCGGCATTACATCGCCCAAAATGGAATCTATTGGTGGCGTTGCGCGGCGCGCATGATCAGTCGATATCACGCGGACTCGCAATTGGAAGTCAGGTGATGGTCTGCTCGAATTTATGTTTTCACGGCGATCTGGGAAATTGGAACAGCAAACAAACCACTAACATCGCGTATCGGATTCCGGACATGGTCGCCGACGCTGTCGCCGGTTTGGGTAACGCCGGGCGCAAACTAACGATTGATTTTGACTCGTTCAACGCGAAGCAAATTACCCGTGAAACCGGCGACAAGGTATTGCTCGACATATACCGCAGTGGCGGATTCAGCGCGTCGCAAATGGGACGCGCCGTTGACGACTGGGACAAATGTAGCGTGGAGGAGCACACCGCGAACGGTCGTAATCTCTGGTGGCTGTTTTCTTCTTGCACGCATGCGCTCAAGCCTACCGGCGCGAATACGAATCACGGCGACATTCAGCATCGCTCGACAATCGTATATAACAAGATCGCGAACGCGCCGCGTGAATTGCTCGCCGCCTAGCTCGCCGCCTGTTACCGACTCCAGCGCCGCCGGGTAATCCCTGGCGGCGTTTTTTATTCCCTTGTCTGTGTCGGAATTATCCCGTACTTTATCTGTGGCAATTGTGCCTTATGAAACAGGAGTCAAATTATG